AGCAAGCTGACTGCGAAGTTGACTATAAAAAGATCAACAAAAGTGATGTTGTGTTTCGAATTATGACGTTTGATCATATCCCACTTAACAGTACTCGCAAAAAGAATCCAAAAAGCCTAGCTGATCACAGAGATAAAGTTAATTTTCCTCCGTTCCAACATTGGAAATTCGACGATAAAGACATACTAGTCTGTGTTGGAAAAAGCCATTGGAAGGGCGATTTGGAAAAGGGCAAGTTTAATAAAGATCACGGGCAAATTACAAATACGCTAGCCCGTATGTACATTAAATTATGTGAAAGATACGCTACAAGGGGTAATGTTCGTGGATATACGTACAATGATGAAATGCGAGGGCAAGCAATTTTACAGCTTACTCAAATTGGTCTACAGTTCGATGAAAGTAAATCGGACAATCCTTTTGCTTATTTTACTGCCGCCGTTACTAACAGCTTTGTTAGGATTATCAACTTAGAAAAACGCAATCAAAACATCCGGGATGACCTGTTGGAAATTAACGGTATGAATCCAAGCTACTCAAGAACTGGGTCAGGGGAACATGCTGCCGCTGTCAAACGATTCGACGAAACTACCGATTGACCTGTAGCTGTAAAAACAACTATAATAGATCATTGGAGATACTATATTGAGCAATCTTTTTAAACGAGTAGCCTGTTTTACAGACATACACTTTGGACTAAAGTCAAATAGTCAAGTACACAATCAAGATTGTGAAGACTTTGTTGATTGGTACATTGCTACAGCAAAAGAAAACGGCTGTGATACTGGAATTTTTATGGGTGATTGGCATCACAATCGCAATAGTCTTAACATAACTACTATGGATTACAGCCTTCGAGCTTTAGAGAAACTTGGCCAAGCATTTGATCAGTTTTTCTTTTTTCCAGGCAATCACGATCTTTATTATAAAGATAAACGAGATATCCATTCAGTAGAATTTGGCAAGTACATTCCCGGTATTACTGTAGTACACGAGCCAACTACCATCGGAGATGTGACCCTCTGTCCGTGGCTCGTTGGGGAAGAATGGAAGTCAGTAGGCAAAAAGGGCGGCAAGTATATCTTTGGTCACTTTGAATTGCCTAGTTTCTTTATGAACGCCATGGTACAGATGCCAGATCACGGTGAGATTCAACTAGATAGCTTTAAAAACTATGAGCTTGGATTCAGCGGACACTTCCATAAACGACAACAACAGCGCAATATGATCTATATTGGCAATGCGTTCCCGCACAACTATGCAGACAACTGGGACGATGATCGAGGAATGATGATCCTCGAATGGGGAGGAGAGCCAGAGTATCACACATGGCCTTTACAACCTACTTTCCGTACAGTTAAACTAAGCGAATTAATTGACAATGCAGATAAGATTATTAAACCTAATCAACACCTGCGTGTTAGTTTAGACATTGATATTAGCTATGAAGAAGCTAGTTTTATTAAAGAAAAATTTATGACGGACTATGCAATCCGTGAACTAACTCTTATTCCAGAAAAGAAAGAAATTGAGATCAACACAGATATAGATGTGCAAGCATTTGAAAGCGTTGATCAAATTGTCTCCAATCAGCTTATCAGTATTGAAAGCGATACATTTGATAAAAAGATCCTGTTGGAGATCTATAACAGCCTATGATTAAAATTAAAGATTTAACAGTTAAGAACTTTATGAGCGTGGGTAATCAAACTCAGGCTGTAAACTTTGGCAGAGAACAACTAACCCTAGTACTAGGTGAGAACTTAGATCAGGGCGGTGATGACAGCGGCTCACGTAATGGTACAGGTAAAACTACTATCGTTAACGCCTTAAGTTTTGCATTATACGGTACTGCTCTTACAAACATCAAGAAAGATAACTTGATTAACAAGATTAACAATAAGAACATGTTAGTCACGTTGACTTTTGAGAAAAATGGCAACAAGTATAAGATTGAACGTGGGCGTAAACCCACAGTCATGAAATTCTACATTAATAATCAAGAGCAGAGCGCAGAGTCAAGTGACGATAGTCAGGGTGATATGCGTGAAACGCAAAAGGATATCGACGAGTTGTTAGGCATGAGCCACGATATGTTCAAACATATTGTAGCTCTTAATACCTACACAGAACCGTTTCTCAGCTTGAAAGCTAACGAGCAACGTGAAATCATTGAGCAGTTGTTAGGTATTACTCTGCTAAGTGAAAAAGCAGATGCTCTTAAAGAACAAATCCGCCTTACTAAAGAATCAATTTTTCAAGAATCTGCAGACATTGAGGCTGCTAAGAAGTCTAACGATAAAATTCAAGTTAGTATTACTGGATTAGAAAACAGACAGTCAGCTTGGTATGCACAACAGAAAACAGACTGTGAGAAAATTACAAAAAGTATTGCAGAACTAAAGAGTGTTGATATCGATGCTGAATTAGAACAGCATGCCAAGTTGAAAGTATATGACGAGCATGCCGCTAAGATCAAAAGTCTTAATAAAGAGAAGGCTACACTTGAAACAGCCGTAATACAAGCAGATAAAAGCGTTAACAAGTATACTAAAGAACTAGAACAGTTAAAGAATAAAACATGTCCTGCATGTGAACAAGGACTTCATAGCCATAAACATGAAGAAATGTCCTCTACTGCTGAAAAAAATCTAGCAGATGCTATGATTTATCTGCAAGGCGTTAGTGATAGCTATGCAAGTGTCTTACAAGAATTAGAAACCATCGGTGATATCAACGGCAGGCCTAAAACTTACTACGATACAGTAGAAGAAGCACTCAAGCATCAGAACAATCTTACCAGTTTAGAAGAAGCACTGGTTAGAAGACAAACAGAAGTTGATCCGTATCAAGAACAAATTGACGATCTCAAGCATACTGCTATGCAGGAAATCTCTTGGGATAATGTTAACTTGTTGAATACCATGAAAGATCACCAAGAGTTCTTGTTAAAGCTGTTAACAAACAAAGATAGTTTTATCCGTAAGAAGATTATTGATCAGAACTTAGCATATCTAAACAATCGTTTAACTTACTATCTTGATAAGATGGGGTTGCCACATCAAGTAAGTTTCTTAAACGACTTGAACGTTGAGATTACACAGTTAGGTCAAGACTTAGACTTTGATAACTTATCACGTGGCGAACGCAATCGTTTAATTCTAGGATTAAGCTGGGCATTCCGTGACGTGTGGGAAAGTCTATATCAAAGCATTAACTTGTTGTTTGTTGATGAACTTATCGACAACGGCTTAGATGCCAACGGTGTTGAAAACGCCTTAGGCGTGCTTAAGAAGATGGCACGTGAACGTAAGAAGAACATATTCTTAATCTCACACAAGGATGAACTGATCGGTCGCGTTAACAACGTTCTTAAAGTTGTTAAAGAAAACGGATTCACTAGCTATGCTAACGACATAGAGATTGAAGCATGAACTATGACGAGTTGCACGATCAGTTAATGAAAGAATTCAGAGCCTACTTTGAAGACTATCAAGATTGGGCAACTAACGAAACGCATGCCGCAGGTATGCGTACTCGCGCACATTTGTCAGAAATTAGGCGTATTGCCAAGGCACTTAGATCAGATATATTAGAAACTCGCAGGCTCAAACCAAGAATTAAATCGCCCGCATACAGGGCCGCTCAAAAACAACAGGCACAAGACGATCCCGGCACTAACTAAGTGCATGTCATGGTATTATCAAAACGCAATAGTCGAAACCCTTCCAGAAGAATGTATAGGTTTTGTCTATTGTATCACTAATAACATCACTGGTCGCAAATATATAGGCAAAAAATTAGCTAAATTCTCTAAAACAACTTATAAAACAGTAAAACTCAAAAACGGCAACAAGAAGAAAAAGAAGATTCGATCTAAAATTGACTCTGATTGGCGTGAATACTATGGCTCAAGCGACCATTTAACAAAAGACGTAGAACAACTAGGCGCAGAAAATTTCACAAGAGAAATTCTTTACTACTGCACATCAAAGGCTGAATGCTCATACATAGAGGCAAGAGAACAATTCACTCGCAAAGTTCTCGAAAGTGACGACTACTACAACGGACACATTGCTGTTCGTGTACACGGAAGTCATATTAAAGGCAAACAACTAAACGGTTAAAGCTCGCACAGGCTAATTTCGTGTGCCCAGCAGTCAGACAACGGGATCTAGGATCACCGGGACGGAAATCTCTTGCCGTTAAGAGTACTCAATCACTACCCGAAAGGATGTAGGTCGCAATTCGCCGCGGCTTGATTGTTTGAAAATAATTTTAATAGAGCTCAATGAGGGAAGAAATATCCCAGGTTGCTATAGTATGTTAGCGTATATTATATCAACTGCCGCCGTTTCCGTAAAAGGACAAAGACTTAGCTAGAGGTACAGGACGACCGCCTCGGTAATGCTATAACGCTAGTGACTGTGCTACTCAGATAATGCGCACATTTCTTTTTGCCCGTGCAAACGGGCAATTGTGACTGCTTAATCTAGATAATATTTAAACTGCTTCGCAGCAAATAATTTAAATACAAAAAGAAAAATAGTTCGAGCGCAAGCGAAGAACAGATGTACGCAAGTACATCATAAATACATAATAATACAGAGATCTCTATGAAAGTATACGACATTATCAGCGAGGCGCAGCCACAATATAATCCAGGTGCTCTAGCTAGAAGACAAGCAATGAGAACACAGCCTTCTGCTGCTCCAACAGTTGCTACTACATCAGCCCCCATGACTACAGGTCAAAAGGCTGCTTCTAGATCTGCTAAAACTACAGCAAATATACAGAGAGTTGGAAAACTAAAAGGTAAAGGTGCAGTTGGGGATGCTAGAGTAGCATATGCTCAGATTGTACAAAAATTAAAAGGTAGAGCTGCAGTTAAAGACATTTATGATACTGCTAAAAATGCTAAATCTGCTTTAGCCACTGCCAAATTAGAAACGTTCATGAAGAACATAGGCAGTCCAGCTGCTGCACTTATTCGATATATTTCCTTATATGATATTATCACTGATTATTTCAATGTCGTTGGAGTAGTTGAAGAAGCATACCAGAACGGAGATCTAAGCGAAGACTCTGCAGAAAACGATGCAATCTTTAAAAGTTATATTAGTCAACTTAACGGCATACTAACAGCAAAGCTAGCAGTTTGGTATGCAGGCAAAAAAACTAGCTTTACCATAGCTAAATGGGTAGCTAGATTCATTAGATTAATAGTAGGCGGAGGTACTACCTTAGCAACGGCTGGAATTGGCCTAGCTGCAGTAGTAGCTAGCGAAGGATTCTTTATCTGGCTCGAAAGATTCTTAGATAGCGATCAAGGTAGAGATTGGCTACTCAACACGTGGTTTGGTCCTTGGATTATAGGTCTCGGAAAAGTACAAGGCAGTGTATGGGATTCATTAACTGGCTACTACAAAGATCAAGCCGGTGCAAAAGATGATGTTCAGAACAAGAAGGCACTTGCTACAGCCACTACACCCCAAGCGAAACAGGCAGCACAAGCAACTATTGATGCTAAGAAAGCGGCACAAGCCCGATCTGACGATATCGATGCCCTACAAAAAGAATTAAAGTAAAGGCATACCGCTTTTCTTAGTAGCTTCAATATTTTCTTTAATCAACGCACTCATAATATTCCTATCTTCATAGGAATATAAATGAAATAAGTCTTGACTGGTCACTCCGCCACGCATGTACCAACTTATTTTAAATATTTCTTCTTTAACTTCGGCTGCTTGACGATCAAACGTCTTTAAAAATTCTTCAAGCTCAGAGTTATCGATATAACTTAGGCGGCTACGAAAAAATTTGATTGATCCAAGTTGACGGAAATAGAATCTTCAGTGCCGCAGTTATCACATTTGATTTGCGATTTAGGCAGCTGCCATCTTTCTTTATTTTCTTCTAGTTTCTTCTTAATAGCAGCATATAGTTCACGATCGCTATTCTTAACCCATTCAACAATAAATTCTTTTTCGTTAACAATTCCGTCGGGCACTTGTACATTATCGATACTGTTGATAAACAATTGAGTTTGTACATCAGCTAGATTTTTATAAACTAGATCGACTTGAGCTTGTTGATCTTGTTCATTTTCTATATTGCTAACCTGTGCTAGCATCTTTTGTAATTTAAAGTTTTCTATGTTTATTTCTGTAAGTTCTTTGTAGCTTAACGGACGTAGAGTCACAGTTAATTCGCCGACTTGTATCTTATTATCAAACGTTAATCCGCTGTAGTATTCTAAGAAAGTACGTAGGTCGATATCAAACTCGTTTTCAGTTCCGCAATTCTTACAAGTGTGCTTAATGCCTAACAGCTCGCCAAATGTGGCAATTCTAATAGCAGTCACAATAGTATCAACGTCAAGCGTAGGCATACGACTAGCATCTTTGATAAACGGACAGCAACTTTCAATAACCTTAACTGTTGCTTCACCGGTGAACAAGGCGTCCGGCGTCTTGTACATGATTTCATCCATGCCATTCATACCAAAGATTGGTACATTGTTATAGTCACCATGGAATGCACCTTCCTCGTAGTAAAGACCTTTGCTAGGCAAAGAGATGTAAATTTTGGGCTGACGATAGTACTTCTGTAGAGGGTTTAGTGGGTTCATTTTTACTCCCGATAAATATAATGTATCCTTATTTATATACGCAGTTTTCCAGGAAAATAATATGTCAATCACCAAACAAGAAATGATCGAAGCCCTAAGAGACGCAAGCAAATCCGGCTACTTTAGCGGCACGGGCGGCGGAGGTGGAGGTGGATTTAGTGGGGGCGGCCAAACTAGTTCACCGTCTATTGGCAGTGAAAGACTTAGTAAAGAATTTGATGCTGCCGGCGGTGCTGTTAAAGGCCTCGGAGAAGCGGCATTAGGTGTAGGTTCAAAGATAGCAGAAGGCGGCGCAAAACTTGGAGATGTCACTGCTGCATTAAGAGAAGGCTTTGCAGGACTTGGTGCGCAAGGATCTGTACTGGGTACAGCTCTTGAAAAAGGAACAAAAGGGTTAGATGCATTAGGGCAAAATATAACTCAAAACGTAGACACTTGGAGAAAACTATCCGATACTGGTCTTGCTTTTGGCAACGATATCATGGCCATGAAGGATCAAGCAAGTGCTGCTAGATTAAGTATTGCAGAAATGGGAGAAGTATTACAGAGAAACAACTCTGCAATGTTAGGTTTCGGTGCAACCAGTGCAGAAAGTGCTAAAAAGTTATCTGCAATGTCTAATGAGTTTTTCACTAGTGGACTAGGTGAGCAACTTCGTGGTATGGGCTATACTACAAAAGAACTTAACGATGTACTGGCTATTAGTATTTCTGGATCAAAGATTAAAGATCTAAAAGATAGAGAAGGTCAAGATAGATCACTTAAAGCAGCAGCTAGTCTAGCAACCGAAATGGATGCTGTTGCTAAGATAACCGGACAGAGTAAACAAGAACAACTAGATGAACTGCGTCGTAAAGCAGCCGACGGACAGCGTATGGCTGCTATTGATGAAGCTATTGCACGAGGCGGCGAAGGAGCTAAAGAAGCATTTGATGCCATTACCACAAATGGTAAATTAATGGGTCCTCAGTTCCAGAAACTAGCAGAAGATATAGCATCAATGGGTCGTCCTTCTGAAGGAATGGAACAAGCATATGGCCTGCTAAGTTCTGGTGCTAAGACATTAATGAGCGAAGCCGGCGAGGCTGCTCGCAGGGGCGATAGAGATCGTGCTGCCGAATTAACAAAACAAGCAGCAGCTGAACAAGCTGCCTTCCAGCAAACGAGCCAATATAGAACAATGGCTGCACAAGCAGGCATTAAAGAAACTCAAGACAGTTATGCGCAAGGTGCTAAGTTTAGAAATGCACTTGAAGCAGCAGGTAAAGAATTAGGACCAATGGCTGGCAGTTCTGAAAAGACTGCGCTAGCTCTAAAGAAACTTGATGAACAAGTTAAAGCAGAACAACAAGCAGGCGGCAAAGATGACCCAAATGCTTCTGCTGGCGCAAGCATTACTAGATTTGCAGTTGATATCGAAAGTCGAGGCCGTGATTTGACAAAAGTACTAAACGATCAAGTCATCCAACCTCTAGCAAAAGATGTTGCACCGAGAATTAAAGATTTTAGCAAAGCATTTGAGTTAGGATCTTCGACAGTAGTAAGAGATAAATTTCAAGCACCAATTGCAGCAGGATACGATAAAGCTAGACTTAGCCGTATAGCTGTTGAAGAAGCAGGAGATAAATCAGGACCTACTACAGGGGTTGGTAAATCCGATGCTGCTGCAAAAGACGTAAAAGAATTTAATGCCCTAATAAACGGTAGTCAAAAGCAATCAGAAGCAGCTCTTAAAGTTATAGAAAAGATTGCTAATGAAAAATCTATATCTAAAGAAGATGTTATTAAAGGGGCAATGGCAAATAAAGGTGCAGGCATGGCTGATATTGTTAGTCAAATTAAGAAAGAATTGCCTGCAACTGAACAACTTGGGTATAAAGACGCAAAGAAGACAGAATTAGAAAAACAAACAGGCAAGCTAGTTTCACCTGCTAATGAAAAACCTGTATTAGAAAGTGTAGGCAAAGGCGTTGAAGCATTTGGCGGATTGTTTAGAGAAACTCCTGGTAAAGTTGAAATAGTTAAAGGCTCAGCTACAAGTTCTGAAGCAATGCCAGCGCCTAAACGAAGTTCTGGCAGCTTAGAAATGGCAGGCAAGATGTTTGAAGATTGGGGCAAAGGCACAATGGTAGAATTACACGGGTTGGAAAGTGTAATGCGCCCTGAAGACATGTCTAAAGTTATTGAATCTGCAATGGGCGGTGTAAGAAAAACTATGCCAAAGTTTGAAATGCCTAAGTTAGATTTATCTAGCATGTCTAAAACTGTTAACACTAGTATCAGTTCAGTGACTGGTGGCAAAGAAATGTCGACAAAACTTTCTGTTGAAGACATGGCAGATTTGCAAAAACCATTTAAGAAATCATTTGCAGAACTAAGCTCAGGATTTGACGAGCTAATGACTGAGTCTAGCAGTATAGTTAAAGAAAATAGCGATCAAATTAAAGCAGATATTTCAGATGCATTACCAATTAAAGAAGTAGCTGCTAAACAGCAAGAGTTTCAATCGCAGTTTACAGAAAGTCAGCAAAAGATCATCGATGACTATAAAGGGTATAGCGAAGAAAATCGTTCGTTCCATGCACAAGCATTAGAGGCTGGAGTTAAAGAGGATACTGAAACTGCAAAAATAATTGGAGATCGAATCTCCAAAATGAAAGCAGCAATCGGAGACAGACAAGCTACAGAAGAAGAACAGAAAGCACTCGACAACGAAGCAGCAAACAAAGCTATGTTTGAACAGCAAGTTGAAAAGAAAAAAGAAATGCTTGATGTTATGCATAACCTAGGCGAGTATAGTGCTAAACGCGAACTAGAACTTAAACAGAAATCGATTAACGATGCATTAGCTATTGACGATAAAAAGGCAGAAGCAATTAAAGCAAATATCAGCGCAGAGCTGCCAGTTGACACAAATTTTGGTGATCTTGATGGTGCTATGGCAAGAAACACAGCTAACGACGAACGTTTGCAAGCACAAGCAGCTTGGGATTCTGCCGTTCCGGATAAGATAAATGATCCGTCTGCAGACAAAGCATCGAAAAAGAGCATAGCAGACATGATGGGAGGATTGTCGATAGGACCAAATGGTATGCCCATTGTGCGTAGCATTGATTCTGCTAAACAAACGTTGAATCAGAAAACACCTAGTCCAGGTAAGAAGATCAATCCCGAAACTGGAGAAGAATATACACCAGTTGAAGAGCTAGAAAAACAACAAAGAAAAAAAGCCGCTACCGAAAAAACACCCGAATCAAAAGGTGCAGGTACTAAAGAAGCTACTCTCGATGACCTACTTAAGAGCATGAATGCGTTAAATACTAAGGTAGCTCAGCTAATTGCAGTCAATGAAGATGGACACAAATCCACAGCTAAAGCTGCTAAAAGCAACAATGCTAACTTATACACGAGATAATAAACATGTCATGGAAGAAATATTTTACCCCAGCATCAGTTAACACTGGATCTGGAACCTATAGTCCAATTGGAAACAGTTCATCTCGCCCGGGACCTGCCCAAGCAAACTATTCAAGTTTCTTACCAGATGTATATACTGGCGCTCCTAATCGTATTGATCGTTATTTGCAATATGATACAATGGACATGGACAACGAAGTTAATGCAGCATTGGATATTCTAGCAGAGTTTTGCAGTCAAAAGAACAGAGAAAATCAAACTCCTTTTAACTTATTCTATAGAAATAAAGCTACAAACAGCGAAATTGCTATCCTTCGCGAGTATCTACAACAGTGGTGTAAACTACAAAAATTTGAAACTAGAATCTTTAGAATCGTGCGCAACGTGTTCAAATACGGCGATGCGTTCTTTGTTCGCGACCCTGAAAACAAGAAATGGATGTACATTGATCCAGGTAAGATTACTAAGATTATTGTTAACGAAAGTGACGGAAAAGCACCCGAACAGTATGTTATTCGTGATTTAAATCCTAACTTCCAACACTTGGTTGTGACACAGATTAATCCTAATTCTAATAACACAAACAATCGCGGAACTGCTTATGTTGCAGGCGGCGCAGCAGCTCGTGGACAGCCAGGGGCTTTTCCAACTTCTAATGGTACACGCTTTGGCAATAGTGAAAACGAAGTAGCAGTCGATGCACAACATGTGATTCATCTAAGTTTGTCGGAAGGTCTTGACAACAACTATCCGTTTGGAAATAGCTTGTTAGAAAGCATTTTTAAAGTCTACAAGCAGAAAGAATTGTTAGAAGATGCTATCATTATCTATCGTATACAACGTGCTCCAGAACGCCGTATTTTCTATATTGACGTAGGTAATATGCCAAGTCACTTGGCTATGAGCTTTGTTGAGCGTGTTAAAAATGAAATACATCAAAGACGTATTCCAAGTTCGACAGGCGGCGGAAACAATGTTGTTGACAGTGCTTACAATCCGTTGAGTATTAACGAAGACTACTTCTTTCCGCAGACTGCAGAAGGTCGTGGAAGTAAAGTTGAAACACTTCCAGGTGGTACTAACTTAGGCGAAATTGATGACTTAAAGTACTTTACTAACAAGTTATTCCGTGGTTTACGTATCCCAAGTAGCTACTTACCAACTGGTGCAGATGACAGTCAAGCACAATATAATGACGGTCGCGTTGGTACTGCATACATTCAAGAACTACGTTTTAATGCTTATTGTCAGCGTTTGCAGAGTTTAATGCAGGACATTTTTGATCAAGAATTTAAACTATATCTAAACGATCGTGGAGTTAATATTGACTCAAGTTTATTTGAAGTACAGTTCCAACCTCCTCAAAACTTTGCTACATATCGTCAAGCAGAGCTAGATGGACAGCGTGTACCACAGTTCCAAACTATGACGCAGATTCCGTTTGTATCAAAACGTTTTGCTATGAAACGTTTCTTAGGTATGACAGACGAAGAGTTGGCTGAAAACGAACGCATGTGGGCAGAAGAAAACGGCAAAGGACAAGTTATACCTACCGACAGCTCGGGAGAACTTCGCGGTGCAGGCATTAGTTCTGCTGGCATTGAAAGCGACTTAGGTGCATTAGCTGATGACTCTGCTCCGCCAGATGTTGGCGGCGGAGATCTAGGAGCAGCAGTGCCGGCAGCTGGCGGAGCACCTGCCCCAGCCGCAGTACCACCAGCAGCATAAATAATAATATGATACTTAGAGAATTATTTTACGCTGACAAAGACATGCAATCAATATCGAATGATATGCAGTATTCGTCAGCCAACGACTCAACTAGTCTAAATCGAAAAGATACTCGAAAGACTAGATTAACTCTAGGACAAATTAATCAGTTGAGAAAAGCATCTGAAAGTCATATATTAGAACAAGAAAAAGATTTAGAACTTGTACGTGATATGTACATGACTCCGGCGGCACCTGCCGCGTAATAAATAACTCGATGACGATTTTTTTCTAAAATCGTCTAAAAATCCACCATTATAACTGTTATATTACATTTAAATGTAAATACATCGACAGCCTTACAATCTATATAGGAGACAAACATGACTGATCGTTCAAAGTTCGAACAGATGCTAGAGCATCTTGTAAATGAAGAGACTGACAAAGCCAAAGAGCTTTTCCATCAACTAGTAGTTGAAAAATCCCGCGAAATCTACGAAGAGATTCTTTCCGAAGACTTCACAACTGAAGAAGAAGTTGAAGACGAAGAAGCAGTAGAAGAAGCTAAAGACGAAGATGATGACGAAATGGAAGAGAGTTTTGGTTTTGCCGAAGCAGACGACGAAGGTGAAGACGGTGACATCGGCGGTGACGCAGGTGACGACTTTATCGATGACATCGATGCTGAAGGTGACGAAGGTGACGAAGAAGGCATGGGCGGCGAAGGCGATATTGAAGATCGCGTAGTTGACCTAGAAGATGCACTTGACGACCTACGTGCAGAGTTTGAAGCATTAATGGGCGACGAAGCTGGCGGTGACGACATGGGTGACATGGACGACATGGGCGGTGACGACATGGGTGACATGGGTGACGAAGAAGAAATGCCAGAAGACAGCTTTATGCGTGAATACGTAGAAAAAGTTGGCAACCCAAAGCACGGTGACAATGGCGCAAATGCCAAGTCTACTGTCGCTGGTAAGAACGACATGGGCGGTACAACTGCTAATATCGTAAAAGGTGGTGAAAGCACAACAGGCGGTACAAAAGGCGGTTTGGCAAATCCATCAACTAAAGAAGAAAACGCAGGCAACGTAAATGTTCCTGGCGGCAAAGCTGGTGTTAAATCATTAAAGTCTGTTAGCAAGCCTGCAGGCGGCGATGACGGCCAGAATAAGAAAAGCACATTAGGTGCTTAATAAGATGAACTATCTTCGCGAAAACCTGAGTTTCGACCAAGCAAGAGTGGTCGTTGAATCCGATGGCGAGGGCGGAAAGAACCTTTATATGAAAGGTATTTTCATCCAAGGCGACAAGAGGAATCAGAATCAGCGAGTTTATCCTGGAAGAGAGATTGCCAGGGCTGTCAAGACCCTGAACGATCAAATTGCAGGTGGATATTCAGTCCTAGGCGAAGTAGATCATCCAGATGACCTAAGAATCAACCTTGACCGTGTGAGCCATATGATTACAGAAATGTGGATGGATGGCGCAGACGGTTATGGAAAATTAAAAATCCTACCAACACCGATGGGACAACTAGTGAAAACTATGTTAGAAAGCGGTGTGAAGCTAGGAGTATCAAGTCGCGGATCCGGTAACGTTAGTGATAACGGAACCGGTGAAGTATCAGATTTTGAGATTATCACAGTTGATGTGGTAGCTCAACCTAGTGCCCCTGGCGCATACCCTACACCAATTTATGAACACCTGATGAATAATCGCGGTGGCTATAATGCCTTACGCATAGCGCAAGAGGTTAAAGGTGACCCTAAAGCACAGAAATATCTCAAAGAGAGCTTATTAGGTATAATAAGCAAACTCCAATAAGAAGGAGAATCACATGTTGGACGCACTTAAAAATTTGTTTGAGAACAATGTGATTTCGGAAGAGATCAAAGAGTCTATTGAGTCTGCTTGGGAAGCTCGCATTGTCGAGAACCGTAATCAAGTAACTCAACAGCTACGTGAAGAATTTGCTCAACGCTACGAACATGACCGTCAGGTTATGGTAGAAGCAATTGACCGCATGTTAGGCGATCAATTAAAAGAGGAAATTGCTCAGTTTGTAGAAGATCGTAATCAATTAGCAGAAGCTAAAGCAAAGTATGCAGTAAAAATGCACAACGATGCACAGTTAATGAAAGAGTTTGTAACTCGCCAATTAGCTAGCGAAGTTAAAGAATTACACGAAGATCAAATGCAAATGGCTTCTAAGTTTCATACACTTGAGAAGTTTGTAGTTGAAGCTCTTGCTCAGGAAATCGCAGAATTCCATACAGACAAGCAAGACATTGCAGAAATGAAGGTACGTTTGGTACGCGAAGGCCGTCAGGCTTTAGCTACCATGAAGGAACAATTCATTAAACGTGCAGCTACGTTAGTTGAATCTACAGTTGAAAAGACTCTTACAAAAGAGATCGGTCAATTGAAAGAAGACATCGAAGCAGCTCGTCGTAACGATTTTGGTCGCAAGTTATTCGAAGCATATGCTAGCGAATATCAAAACAGCTACCTAAACGAGAAATCAGAAACAGCCAAATTGCTCAAAGTCATAGACAAGAAAGATCAAGAAGTTGCAGAGGCTCATCACGCTGTAGCACAAGCAACTCAGATCCTAGAAAGCAAGGAAGCACAAGTTAAAGCTCTAATGGAGAGCAAACAACGTCAAGAAATCATGGCAGAATTAGTAGGACCATTGGCTAATACCCAAAAGGCTATTATGACTGAACTTCTTGAAAGTGTACATACAGCAAAGTTACGTGCTAGCTTTGACAAGTACCTTCCAGCCGTAGTAGCTGGCGAAGCTCCACAGAAGAAGAAGGCATTAGTAGAGGCAAAAGAAGTAACAGGCAACAAAGAAACCCACAGCGTCAGTAGCAGCGAAGTCGAGCACAATATTTTCGATATGCGTCGTCTCGCTGGAATTAAACATTAATTAGGAGAAAATAAATGTCACAACTACTAACAGGCCGTTGGGCAGAAACAAAAGAAGCTCTTTTAGAAGGCCTACAAGGCACTAAGAGAACTGTAATGGCTAGCACTTTAGAAAATACACGTAAGTATTTGGCTGAATCTGCTTCCACAGGTGCTACTTCTGCCGGAAACGTCGCGACTCTAAACAGAGTTATTCTACCCGTCATCAGACGTGTAATGCCAACCGTTATCGCTAACGAGTTGGTTGGTGTACAGCCAATGACTGGCCCAGTCGGTCAAATTCACACACTACGTGTTCGCTACAGCGATACACTAAGTGGCACTTATGGTGCTACTGCTGGTGAAGAGGCTCTAAGCCCATTCAAGATTGCAGAAGGCTATTCTGCTAACAACGGTGCTGCCGCAACTGCTGCTTCAACAGCTAGTTTAGAAGGCGCTGCTGGTAAGCGTTTAAGCATCCAGATCTTGAAGCAAACAGTTGAAGCTAAGACACGTAAGTTGTCAGCTCGCTGGACATTCGAAGCTGCTCAAGATGCACAAGCCCAACAAGGTATTGACATCGAAGCAGAAATCATGGCTGCTCTTGCACAAGAGATCACAGCTGAGATCGACCAAGAAGTTCTAAGCTCTTTAGCAAC